TGGTTCTGAAATTTACATTGCACATCATCTCGTACTAGTATTATGTATGGACATATTTCATTTTTTTAATCTTTTAGTTCTACGACCAATCTTCTTTTTATGAGACTTTTTAGATTTACGCATTTTTTTGTTTGTTTTACGTTTAGTTTTACGTTTGCCGCCGTATCTTCTTGAAGGCAATAATGCAGGTCTTGCGGATGCCGTGGGTAAAACATCAACAAATTGACCAACTGGTTCTCCATATGAAACCGCATGTAATTGTGTTGACTCTACTGGTAAACGCATTAACCATGCGGATATCATATTTTTATTTGCAAGATCTTTTTGATACGCTATACTCAATGGATTGTCATCACCAAGTCCTAATTCATCTATTTTATTTTTTTTTGATGATTGTAATCTATCATATAGATGTTCTAATTCAAAAAGAGCATTTTCACACGATGGGTATGACACGTCATCCTCTTTTTGATATTCAAGATAAATGTCATTTAAAAAATCTTCTCCAAATTTATCATGAAATAATTCATGTTGTCCAGATAATAACTTTTTTATTTCTTCATCAGGATCAACTGAATTTTGTATGATTGCCGATTGTACTTCAATGTCCCAAATTAAATTATCAATACATGCTCTGTATAATATAGGACACAGATTAAAATCTTTAACACGTTGTTTTTCTTCTTCCGTCCGTGGATAAAGTCCTACAATACTTCCTTTGGTTATTACACCCGCAGTTAAATCTAGTACTTTTGTATTAATGACATGTAACACCATTTCTTTTGCTTTATCCATTTCTTCTAAATCTTCTTGTAATTCAAATATTAAATCTATACATGATTCACCACTTGGTGATCGTCTATTAACATCGGCTCCTTTTGATATTAAATAATCAAATATAGTTTTATATTCGTCTATTTCACGGGTTTTGTTATTCAATGATAATAACATTTCAATAACAGAACTATCATCACTAACGTAATTTACATCTGCGCCAAGTTCAATTAAAAATTTACACGCTTTCATATTACATTGAAATGCTGCCATATGCAACCATTCATTAAGTAGATTTTTGTCATGTTTTCTTAATCTTATTTTTTTTAATGTATTTTCAGTTAAATCACGTTTTAATAAATTTAAAATTTCATGTTGTTTCGTTGGAAGACTAGCTATTTCTACCATTTCAGTACCTTCCATATAATAATTTATATTTTAATAAAAAATTAAAATGCGAGGCAACCCTAATTTATTGTCGAATGTCAACAAGGATTGAATCATACTTTTATTATTCATATTATTTTTTAAACTTTAATTTTTTAGATTTACAAGGATTTTTAGATTTACGCATTTTTCTGGTTTTTTTTGTTTTTGATAAACGTAGTTTACGTTTAGTTTTACGACCAGCATGCATATCTGACATTGGATTAGGAGCTTCTCCAATAAATTTAAAAAATTCTTTATACATTTTTAAAAATTTTTTAGTTTTATGTTGTTCTATTGAATGTATTATTATATTGAAAAAATCATATTTTTTTGAAGCATCATATAATATTTTTAATGTTTCAAATACCACGCCTTGATCCAAATCATTGTTAACCATTGAATTTGCAAAAATGTCTATGATTGTTTGTTTGATTGTATTTGGGTTAGCTTTTGATACAATGTTTTCAATATACGATGTATTCATAGGATATAATGAAAATGTGAACAAAATAAATAAAGTAAGAACACTTTTTTTATTAACTGAATTTACATCTGCACCCTTATCTAATAATTGATTTACCAAATGTAAACGTCCATCTATATCATATAATGGTTGATTTAAAACAATCATTAATGGTGTATTATTTTTTGAATCACGAAATTCACTATATTCAGGATGGGCGTTTAATATTTTAAAAATTTTAGGATTTAAATATCGCGTATTTTTAATATAATCCAAAAATGTATCGCGGCTTGTTGATACTACATCTTCTTCTTCAAATGATGTTCTAAAACTAGTCTGTGCTTTATCAGAATTTTCGCGTCTTAAATCTAAATATGGTTTTTCATCTGCGTAACATGGTACTCTACATGCCATATTATAATAAATTCCTGGGCGTCTACGAAATAATTCTTTTTGTGTTATACTTTCAAAACCAAATTCTGTATGTAAAGCTCTATGGTATGCTAAATTTAACGCATCATACGTAATGGATGGAACATCTTTAATTTGTTCAAGTATAATTTTGGTTGTGGGAAGCAACGAATGTTCCCATATTGTATTAATTTGCTCAATAGGAATTGTTTGTTTATTAAAAATTTGTTGAGGTATGATTAGTGGATTGCCAGGTTCAAATAATCCGGATTTATATGCAAAAAAATGTGTAAGCTCAGAAGAATTTTGTTCGGATATATGTTTACCATCTTTATCACAATGCCATTTTGAAAATGGATCATATATACAATCTTGATAAGTGTTTGAATCACCATCATTTGTTCCGTAAAAATGAACATGTATTTTTTGTCCTATAGCTTCTTCTATTTTTTTAAAATTTTTTTTAGGATCATATAACATTGGATCATTGCTACTAAATAATTCAAGCATTTTGTTATAAGAAGAATCATTATAACTAGGTAATCCACATAACGCTATTGTTACATACATACATCCTTCAGGAATTCTTTCCGTTCTTTTTAAATCACAACCATGACCTTGCATTGTATATACGGGTGTTTCCATATGATTTAAACATATTTTAATAGAATCGTAAACATTGTTGATCAATTTGAATGGTTTCACACGGGACATCTTGCGGTATGATTTTAATTACCCCCTTTGATTTTTTTCCTTTTAATGGAACAGTACATCCCTTTTCTACATTGGGTGGCTGATCTACCGTACATCGCGCTCTAAAATGTTCGTACCTTTCTCGCACATCACAATAAGACAATCCGGATTTTTTACCTAACATGGTATTCACCACCTCGTGTAATTTATACACATATCTTGAAAACGTATCTCTGCTTTCCATGTGTTTGTCTGTAAGGGGCAACTTTTTAAAATTTTTATTTAAATTTATACGACAATATTTACATGGCAACACATTTTCCAAATTTAAAATAAATTGTTTGTAATGCTGCTTTTGTTCTTTGCTTGGTTCTACCGGATAATTAAAACTCATGGTATGTAAAAAATGCCATAAACTTGGACCCCAAATTGTTGTCAACATTCCATCACCACTTTTTGAATCCGTTGGTTTAAATACCCGTCGTGTTTTCATACATTAATATAATAATAAAATTGATACAAAATTAAAATACATGTACTTATAAGAAAATTATGTTTGCTTCTGAGAAACTCACAAGCGACGAATGGAAAGCCATTGAGCGCCCTTTGCCTGACGATAAACTATCCATTTTAAAATTTATTCAACGTGGATTTCATGATCCTCAATTGATTGAAAATTCGTTAGTCTCCTTGTACACCTTTTTAAAACTTACACCTACACCTGCTCTAGACGCACATTTGTCAAACATGTATTTCAAAATTCCTAATGTTCCTACCGCGTCCATTAAATTAAAACAAGCGGATAAAATTAGAATTGAACACGCATCGTCTAAAATTCCAGACCAAGTTTATGAAAAGTTACTTCTTGAATTATACAAGAAGAAAGAGTTTTTTCATTTGCACTGGATGATGGCTCTACATGTAAAACATAAAAATCCATACGTCATGTCTTACTTACAACAATGTTTGGATGAACATACGCATGATATACAGGCTTTGTCTAAAAACGCCGTAGAGTTATTTGAAAAAAATCCGTATGCGCAGTACAAAGACAATTCGTTGTATCCGCATCAAAAGGAATTATTTACCAAGGTCAAAGGAACCAATCAATTGGTTTTGTATATGACGCCTACAGGGTCTGGTAAAACAACGTCGCCCATTGGTCTATTAGAAAAATACAACATTATTTTCATTTGTGCTGCGAGACACGTTGGACTTGCCTTTGCTAACATGTGTTGTTCGTTACATATTGGTCACGGATTTGCGTACGGATGCGAAACGGAAAACGACATTCGTTTACATTATTCAGCCGCTAAAAAATACATTCGTAATAAAAAAAACGGAAATATTCAAAAGGTAGATAATAGTGTTGGAGATAATGCTCGTGCCATGGTATCCGATTTAAAATCATTTGAACATGCCATGAATTATATGATGCGACATCATGATCCCAACACTATTTTGGTATATTGGGATGAACCTACTATATCCATGAAAGACAAAGAACATCCCCTACACGAGATCATTTCACACATTTGGAAAATAAACAAATTGACCACTATTTTATCTTCGGCAACACTTCCTCAAATTGATTATTCTGCGATTACCGACAAGGAGATTCATTGGATCAAATCACATGAATTTTCAAAAACCATTCAATTGATTACGTCGGACAATTACATTTTATTGCCACACATGTGTTGTAAAACTTATTCTGAATTGCTTCAAATGATAGACCATCTTGAAAAGAATCCTCTAGTTCTCAAATATGCTGATTTGTCTGCCATTTTGATATTTTTAAAGGACATTCCATTTCCATTCAAACATGTTGATGAAATTACAATTTTGAACATTAAGCTTCATTATCTTTGTGTATTGAAACATTTTACTGAAGAACAATGGAATTCTATGCAATACAAACCAATTTCTATGCCATCCACCATTCGCTTATGTTCTGAAGATGCGTGGACATGTTCCTATGGTCCTACTATTTATTTAGCCGAAGATGTACAGAAAATTGCCATGTATTGTTTGAAATCTGCGAATATTCCTTCACAATTACTCGATAGTATTCTTAAAAACTTAGAATACAACAATGCCATTTCTAAAGAAATTACAAAATTAGAAAAGGACATGAAAGATAAGAATAAAGATGATGACAAGGAAAAGAAAATGGCAGAAAATCGTGTATCTGCTGAAGTAAAGCAACTTCAATCAAAAATTGCTCTTTTACAGGCATCGATTCAATCTATATCTTTGCCAGACGTACATATTCCTAATAAATATGACCATTTGAAACAAAATGGACATTTAGATAAATTATCTTCCGCATTTACATCATCGGTCGATGTTGGGTCACTTAAACGGATATTAGCAACCGATGTAGATTCTTCCTGGAAAATTTTATTAATGATTGGCATTGGTGTATTTACAACAAGTGTTCCTCCCGCTTATCTCGAAATTGTAAAAGAATTGGCGACACAACAGCATTTATATTTAATTATCGCAAATACATCGTACATGTACGGAACCAATTATCAATTTGCGAATGCCTACGTAGCCAAGGATTTAACGTCGGTTTCCCAAGACGAATTAATTCAATCTTTAGGGCGGGTGGGTCGCGGTCAACAGGTTCCTTATTCTATTCGTCTTCGCGATGAACAATTAGCAAAAACATTGTTTATGCCACAATTTAATCCAGAAGCAGAAACAATGATGCGATTATTTAAAAAATAATTTTATGGTGTTTAAATATATATGAATAGAACCGAAGAATTAAATGATAGAATTCGTCAACGAAATGTAGGAGATTTACCTCAATTTTATTTTTCACCACGACCCGTTCCTACTAAATATACAGCTATGCCTATTGTAGATGAACAAAAACAATCTAAAGTAGATATTAAAACCACACCTACCTTTGATACAACTAAAAATTTTTTACCAGCAACCAGCGCACCATGGACTGGATGGGTAGATCAAGTAGATACAGAGACCAATTTGATGCGATCTACCTATAAACCTATTCCTACGGATTTATTTCAAGTACAAATACCTACCAAAGAAGACAAACAAACACATCCATTATTATTTGTTTCCGTAAAAACAACTGACACTGGAATCAAACCTCATACTAAAGAAACACGAGCGTTTTATAATTCTACACAATTAAAGACTGCTTACAAATGATGTTAGGGCCGCTTCTGATCTATCGCCATCATATGTTTTTTCAGCAACACCATTGTCCAATACAATCATGGTAGGGTACGAATTAATTCCGTATTTTTGGCAAATAGATTTAGTATCTGTATCTTTAGCAGAACAATCAAATGAAATCATTTTGGTTGAGTTTTGTTCCGACACTTTATCCCATACAGGTTTCAATACTTTACAATGACCGCAATCAGGAATGTAGAATAAAACAAATAATTTTTTACCTTCTATATCCGAATTAAACGTAGACGGGCTTGTTGTAAACCCTTCGCGCTGCATTAAAAATATACATAACAATAGAATGAGTAAAAGAGCATACCATGGTAAAACACGATTAAATTTCATAGTATTACTAAATAAAAAAATATATAACCCTAAAGTTAATATTTTTTAAAAATATAAACTATGGATAAAAGTTGTATTTGTACTAATACTATGTCAGACATTATTAGAAAACAACGTGAACAAAATATAAATTGTAAACTATTATCAACTGATACAGAGAAAAATTTTAATTTTCCTAGTACGAATAATTCATCCGATGTAATTTATAAAAAACGAGACAAGGTAATTTATTGTTGTTGTGGGTGGATTGGTACCACTAATTGTTGTACAACTAAATCAACTAATTGTTGTCCATCTAATTAATATTGTGGTCTATTTGTAAAATGACTACCTTCAATATAAATACATCTACATTTATTGATTTAAGTATATCACACACAAGTGCATACATCTAGAACCCGAATATGAAAAAAATATTGACTTTTACGAAAAGTATGGTTTATGTCTTTGCATTACCAGTTATCATGAAAAACCGGTACGTATAAAGCGTCTTTAACGACGTGATTTACGTGTAGATTTTCGTTTAGATTTACGTGTAGATTTTCGTTTATATTTTTTTCCTCCAATTAATGGTTTAGATGGTGGTTCAAATGGTTTAGGTATGTCTGATTGTTTATTTGGTGGTTCAGATTGTTGGGGGGATTTTCGTTCCCCGCGCACTCTCATTGCATCTAAAAATTTAGTATGAACAGCATTTATTTCTGGCATTTCTGGATAATAAAAATACTTAGTTGCTCCATAATTATATAATAAATTTGTATTAGGAGGGTGTCCCTCCCTTCCAACAACAAGTTTATTATATACTATAACTAATGCTTCATATAATAAACTATTTTCAGGTGGTAATGTAATGGGATATAGAACGCCTTCTTCCGAATGATAAAACATAACAGTAAACGCGTGTCTTAATTCTTCTAATTCATCTAAACGATTTGCCAAATTTACTAAAAAAGTAAAGTCTTCTAAAATGATTTTTATTTCTCTTGTATTTGTTTGTACGTAAACATCATCACGTTCGCTTATTTTTTTAAATTCTCTTAATAATGTCATCGCATTAAATGATTGATTCATACACTATAAAGATATTTAATACATATTTATTTTAATGTTTTAAATTTTGAATCTTTTAATGGTAAAATTTCAAAAAATTCTGATCAATACAATCAGACATGTTAGTTGTTGAAACTAATAATTACGCATCCGACGGCGGTAACGGAATGTTCAACGTGTATCAATATATTTAAATATTAGAATAAACTATGTATACACAATTTATTTTATTTATTGTATTTTTTATTATAGCAAAATATATTTATTCCAATTATAAATTATCCGAAGAGTTGTTTGAAAGTAATGAACATTATCAACTAGTATCTGATTATTTTATTGGTGAAAAAATGAATCGTCGTAAACCTATTTTATGGATACATACAAGTACAGAAGTCAATGCGCGAAATTGGCAATCCTTTTGTTCTAGAAATTCAACCAAATTAAACCAACCCTATTTACAAATTACCATGAAAAGTATTTATGATGCGTGTAAAGATTCATTCAACATATGTTTAGTGGATGATGACGTTTTTAGGAGATTACTTTCATGGAATATAGATCTAGACGATTTAGCTGATCCTGTTAAAAGTCATTATAGAAATCTGGGCATGTCCATGATTTTACATCAATATGGTGGCATGTTTGTCCCCCAATCTTTTTTATGTATGAAAAACTTAATTAAAATGTATCATGACGGCTTGTCTACCAATACCATGTTTGTCGTTGAAAATATAAATCGGACTACGGATGAAAGTATCTACGTACCTGATATACATTTTATGGGTTGTAAAAAGAAATCATCCATGATGCAACAATGGATTGATTATCAAGAAAAAATGTATTTAGATAAAACAGCACAATCCGACATTATAGGAACGGATTGGTTATTACAAAAAAATATTACCATTGTTGACGGAAAATATATTGGTGTTAAAAAAATAAATGGTGATCCTTTAACGATTGATGAATTGTTAGGAACAGAACCTATTGACATTGATCTTTATAATGGTATTTTATTACCTCAAGAAGAAATATTGTCACGTTTTAAATATGCTTGGTTTGCTAGAATGTCACCCGAACAAATACTTCAAAGCACGTTAATGATCAATAAATATATTATTAAATCTATTCAAGTTAACGGATCTTAAAAAAATTGAAATGTTATTTTACTTTATATTTTTACACCAGCGAACAAAATGGAAATCAATTTCAACACTCCCGAAATCATGGCGGCGCGAGCACTTTACCGGGTATACCTCAACAAAACTGCCGAATACCCGTGGAATCGTTCAGAAGACGCAGAGGCGCGAGCACTTTACCGGACACATCTTGAACGCAAGAAGGCCGCCATCGACTACTACTACGTGCCAGAAATTTTCCGCGAGGTCACCGAAGACAAGGCGTACGAAATGTACTGGGCGGCCATGGCTGAAGGCTCCGAACGGGACCACGAACAAGAACTAGAGCGGACCGGGGTACGTTAAAACACACACCAACACACACCAACACCCGCGTGGAAACACGCACCCGCGAATTCCATTGGTTGGATTTAAAAAAGGTTCAATTCCTTTATTCGCTTTTTTAAAGTTTTTTTCATTTGTCTATTAAATGAAAAAAATTGTATAAAACAATAATTAAAATATTATATAATAATATGGAATATCCAGAATTAGTTCAGATTAAAGCAGATAAAAGGGATGTATTAGCTGATTTGATTGATTTGTTAAGTACACATAATAAAATGAATTTACTTACTGATAATCAACAACTAAGAAATGTTGTAAATCCAAAATTGGATGTTGTAATAACCAACGTTTTAGAAGCTATTTTAACAGAAATGGAAAGAGTAAACTCCTCTAATGTTAATGATGATCCAATGAATGCAGATTATGAAATACTTAAGAATCAATATGATGAACTAGAAAGAAAAAAAAATGAGTTAACAACACAGATGCGTTTAAGACTTGATACTCGTGCTAATCCTCAACCTGTTCCTGGAGGAAAAAAACGTAAATCTATGAAACGTAAATCTATGAAACGTAAATCACGCCAAAAAAAATAAAATAATACATGAAGGTTGGTTTAATGGCAAGGTAAGATTTCCAAATTTAATCATCGTTTATGTTTACGATAACTTTTTCTATTCAATTTTTTACGTTTTGATTTACCACCCCTGGTTAAAGATAAATAAACAAAAAAACCAGGAGTATATTCATTATATCCAGTAGTTAAAAAATCATTCACAGATATTTTTGTATTTGAAACACCATAAGAATCTTTTATGGTAAGCATATTACCATGAAGATCTGCTATAACAACAGCATGACCAGGAAAATTTCTAGTAGGATATAAACCACATCCTACATATTCATGTTCAATTGTTTTAACAAACCTGTCTGTTATTATTTTAGGTCTCATATCTTCAAGATGAATATATAATCTGATTTCTCCCGTTTTTAATAAAAAAGGAAGGATGACGGGTTCATATTGTTTTATATTTTTAGGAAAATAATGTTCATTTATTCTTTTTGTTACATGGTTGATTGCTGTTCCAAGTAAAGATGGATTTAATCCATCGGTTAGAATATAAGTATATTCCTCAATGATCAAAAAATATATATATAAATACATGACTAATTTAAGTACACTTTCATCATCTATACATGCTTCTTTTATTTTTTCTAATGAAACATCTTCTTCATGAACCTCATAATCTGGACCAATTTTATTAAATTCATCTGTATGAAGAAATGAATTACAATTTTTATTTAACATTCCAGTAAGTTTAAATATATTTTTTATAAATAATCGTGTGATCATGTGTGCAGTACACGTGTTTTCTGCATTTTGATTAGCTGCCATTGTTGTATATTCTCTTGTTAATGGTGGTGGCAAGGGTGGTTCAGTAATTGGAGATTCAATTGATGGTTCCATATAATATAATTATATGTTTTAAAAATTGATGCTATTTTTAAAAACGAATCTATGGGAATACATGAATGGATAGAGCATTATCAATGGCAAGGCATAGATGAAATTCTTCTTATTAATAATGATTCTACGGATGATTGGAAAGATAAAATAAAAGGGTTGAACCACGTTACCATTAAAACTGGATTAAAACAATTTGTATTGAAATGCATCAGATATTAATAGCGGACTTGAAAGACTATTTTGAAGAATATAAAGATTATTTTGATGCGTGTAAATAAATTTAAATTTGTCGGCGTTTAGTTAATTTACGAACACGTTTTCTTTTAGTACGTAATTTACCTCCGTTAAGTTTAATCTTAATCGAACTTAACATAGTAGCTATTTTTTCTTTTTGTTCAGTCATTAATTTTAGTACATTGACAATGTTATTGTTCAATGGTGTTACAAAATAAGTTGTTATGTATTTTTGTTTGTCGTCATTCAATTGCATTTGAGGAGGAGTTGCTATACCTATTTGTTTGAATAAATTATCAACTAATACTTTATATTTATTATAAAAATCCATAGGATCTAATGGTTCATTTTTACACATCATGATAATCATTTTATATTTTTTGAAAAAGGTACTTAATATGGTATCATTTTGAATAAATTCATCTATTTGTTTTTTCGATGTTTCAGTTAATATTTTGTTATAACACATACAAAAAAATTGTAGTAATCCAGGTGCTATCATGGAAGATTGTAATAATGCTGCATTATAAGCGATTCTAGAAATAGTATCACTTTTTAGAGAAAGTAAAACAGCATCATCCATAAAATTCATACACTAGGTTAATATTTTAATGCATTTTAATGTATGATATTGTATACTAATCTACTTAAAGTAATAAATAAAGCAAACATATTTAAATTAAACGGAAGATAATAAATAAAATTGTGTTTAATTTCCTTGTTTACATCTGGTTCCGGTTCATACAATTTTCCTTCAATACCACATTCATACTTTCTACACAAACTAGCAGATGAATATTCTATGTTTCCAGTAACAATATTCATCTTTCCAACTGCTTTACACTCCGACAAGTAAGAATCAAATTTGTTATAATGATATGGACTATAATATTTACATGTTTTACATACGGGAACATCCGAATTTTGAATTGCCATTAAGGTGATGAATTTATAACGCATTGTATAAATATTAATTCTATTTTTATAATCATTTTTTTTTGTAATCTTTTTTTCTTGTTAGATTTATTCGTTATCCTTTTAATTTTAATTATAAAATACCAATGTATGACCATTCGTCCTATACATGCGATTGCCGTATTCCAGGGTAATATCCAAGGATACGTCAAGTTCAGTGAAGATATACTGAACAATCGGGTAAAAATAGAGTTAAACCTTATTGGATTAACTCCTGATTTCTTACACGGATTTCATATTCATGAAGCCGGTGATTTAACGGATAAATGTACCAGTATGTGCGCGCATTTCAATCCCTATGGAAAGGACCATGGGTGTCCTGGAATGAGCGAGCGACATGTCGGCGATTTAGGTAACATACAAAGCAATCCTAAAGGTCATGCAAAATATACTTTTTATGATAATGTCATTCGGCTAAAAGGGACCAAGTGTAACATCCTAGGCAGAGGATTAATTATTCATGAAGATGAAGATGATTGTGGTCAAGGTAAAAACGCGGAAAGTTTGAGAACAGGCAATGCGGGAAAAAGAATTGCTTGTGCGGTTATTGGTTATTCAAAAGAAAATTTTGTATAAAATTAACAAGGCGTTACACCCTAGATGAATTAATATGTATATTTAGTTAAAAACATGTACCAGGTAGATCACGATTTAAATTAAAATTTAATTCTAATAAAATACTAGTTACGCTATGGGTGTGTAAAGAACCCGCGTAAAAAATAACATGTTTCATTTTTGATTTTATAATTCTGGCAGCAGTATAAAAGTCCATCACACGTCGTGATTGTATTCGTACTAATTTTTTCCAATTGCATTTGTATGCGTTCACATTATAGTTGTACATGTCCATGAACATTTTTGTAGCAAAAGCCAATGTAAATTTAGGATTTATTTTAGATGCCTTTTCAATTTCTTTTACTACAAAGCGGTTTTCCGTTAATAATCTTGATATATCACTTTCTTTATTAAAAAAAGCTGTAATTTTTTTATTTTTAGTCCATGAATCATCTTTCCAATCCGTTCTAGCCAATTCATTTAACCAATTTGGTATATTACGAACATGAGATATTTCTGAAGGATCCGTCCAATGAACGCGTATAGGACATTTATGATGTTTGATACAATTTTGAAAATAAACACGAACAAAATTTAATTGGGCATCATCGTCCGAAAGTGCATTTGGTTTAAGATTAGCAATGTTTTCTTGTAAAAACTCAATCATCAAATCTAATTGAATAGGTTTAGATAAAGCTAAATTTTCTTTCATCATGTCTTTAAACATTTGAAAAATAGAATCGCATTGTGTATGAGGTTCATGACGTTCTCCAATCATAAATATGTTACAATCTTTATTTGTTAACCAAGACGTATGTATTACACTATCTAAATTAGAAACCATGATATGCTTTTTACATAACTTAATAAATTCATTTTCACAATCACCTGTTTTTTTATTTCGTTTTGTTCCAGCATAACATCGTTTCATAGGTGTTGGAATAGGATCACATTGTTTAGTTAATGTATTTATTTTTGTTTTAGGTAAACATGTAAAAGTTTTAGGTTGACAAAAATTTGTTTTTTTATTACATCGCGTTTTATTTTGACATCGTTTGTGGCATTCCATAATTTAAAATATAAATTGTTTTTGGTGCGTAATTTGATTTTTTAATACATCGAGTGAATTCATACAACTTGATACAATCATACCCACTACAACATATATCATTACATTACACGACATTCCCATTATTGTACAAAGAATTATACCTAAGATAAGAAGAATAAATATTCCATTGACTAACATCATAAGCCGTTCAATTAATGATTTTAACATCATACCTTCTTCAAAATTTTTATGTAAAAACTGAAAAAACACAATACTATGCGACCCAGTTGGTTCAAAATAATATTCATAAAATGGCATCGCATGTCCATATTTTATCAATGCGTCTAAAATGTATTGGGGTAACAAACAAAAAATAGGAATAGGAGACCAACACTTGAAACTATAAAATGGTTCAATGATAATGGTTTCTCTACACGTCCATGTTTTTGTTTCCGCTAATTTATTAATTGAATCAATCAACATTTTATTGTTTGTACTTTCTAAATAGATTCCACTTCTAGCAAATCTCATTCCAACCTCAATGATTTTAGTAGATCTGTATTGAACATTTAATGCGCCTGTATATCCTACCATATGTTTAGATACCCATTCTACCACATCTGATGGAGGCTGATTTTCAGTTGAAATGTATTTCCATACATCAGCAAATCCGTGCTGCTTTTCGGAATAAACATAGGTCAATTGAAATACAATTTCGCCATTGACTAAAATAAAATCGGTCATTCCTTCACGATCGTCAATAAATTCAGACCACATCATATCAGGCTTATTCATATGCGAAACCAATTCATCGCGAGATTTTATTTTGTAACAATTTTTACTAGATGATGTTTTATGACCCCATCGCGGTTTGATAAAAATAGGAAATTCAATATCTTCGGGAACGTCTTTTAATTCACCTCCTTTGATATGTTGAGATTGAACAATAAATAATTTATCATACACAAATTGATAAGATGGATTCAAGTTGTAAGCCTGCATGTCATAAATTGGAATTGTTCTGGAAATAGAATAAGGAAATACCTTGTAAGGATTAAATATGCGTAAAGCAGACGTATAGGAAGAATCAAATTTTTTAAGATTCATAATATAATATATAAATTAATGTTTACGTGTACGACGTCTTTTCTTTGATACAAGTTTTGTTTTACGTACATTACCCGCTCCTTTAGATGGTTTTTGATATGATCTAAGGACAGATTCTATTGTTTTTCCTGTAGCTTTGGCATCTCGTTGAAGTTCTTGAAATGTTAATTCAACCGATCTATCCTTTTCTGCCTGTAATTCAGGACCTAAGGGTTGACTTCTATTAAATCTGGGATTTGAAGCAGCCCATAAAGCATCCCATTCTCGCGCTAAATGCTTTTTAATTGCTGCTATATCAAATTCTTCTGTTCCAAGATCTACTCTATGCGGATCATGCGAATGCGTATCGCATGCAACAGATACAATCAAAAGTTTAAATCCAGGAGGCATTTCAAATCTGTTACAAATTTGTGATAATGTAACTTCGTCTGAACCAAAAAAGTCAAACCAATTTCCATGATCCTGTATAGAACAATATACGTCTTTGTGTTTCCATAATGTTGCTATTTGATGCCTTTTGTATTCAAACGCATTTTGTGCTTTATCATCCGGTGTTTGTGTGGACAAGTCCCCACCCCAATCACTATTTCTATCAAATACACGATCATGTATGTCTGAAGATGGGTATAAAGAATAAGTTGAACGGAGACTAACACTTTTATCTGTTGCAACAGCAGAAGATAAGGTTGCTGTGGATTTACTTTCTACAAGAAGTTGACCAATCGCGTCTGTAACAGATACATCAAAACTTCTATGTCTTCCTATAATTTCTTCTAAAAGTCTAATTTTAACACTTTCTGCTTGATCCGGAGTACTTAAATTTCCACATCCACCCGTTTGAGCCTGATATAATACATTTTTAGATTCAGGAATTTTTTTTTTACGTATTATTCCATGCGCATCAATAAACATAATTGCTCCAATTTGTTCTCTTAGAGCTGCCATATTATTATATATATTTTAATAACTAATACATAATATGTACGAATGTCCAAAATGTAAAATTATGCCATCTAGTCATTCATTGTCTAAATTAATGGAAAAACAAGGAGTTATTTATTATTATACATGTCCATCTAAAGCTATTTTGTATGATGATGTACAAGGAATTGTAAATCATTATAATGGAGTTTTAAGTGAAATTCCAGAAAATAAAAACTGGGTATGGATATTTGATAGTTTAGATTTTGGATTTATACACGCACTACAAACAAATGTTGCTATTGAACTAGCACGATTGATTTCAACTAAATTTAGTAAAAATTTAGTAAAAATAATTATTATAAATCCAACTATTTATATTTCTGTAACCCATACATTAGTATTGCCTTTTTTAAATTTAAATGTTAAAAAAATTATTGAAATGAACCACAATTCAAAATGTGTAGATGACATATTTTTATAAACTTGTATTGTATGCATGTAAAAAAATTATTTTATAATACATTAATACTTTCTATTTTGGTACAATTTATAACAGGTGTATTACAATTTAAAGTATTTTTTACAGAAGTTCCTCCTATGTATTACGTTATCAAACAATTATTATATTTAGATATTTTTGTTCAAACATTAGAGGGAATATTTTATTTTTGGTTGGCTTATCATTTTGTAAGTATACCCAACATTACACCAAATCGATATTTTGATTGGTGTATTACAACTCCCACCATGTTAATTACGCTTATGGTATATTTAATTTATTTAGATAACATAAAAACAAACTGTACATTAGATTTTTTTAACATTGTAAAAGAAAATATGTCTATTTTTATACCCGTAATATGTTTAAATTGGGCAATGTTGTTGTTTGGTTATTTGGGTGAAACCCATCGTATTCCTATGTTACTTGGTGTAGGATTGGGTTTTATACCATTTTTAATGTATTATTATATCATTTATGTTAATTATGTTCATGATAATTCCATGTTATTTTGGTATTTTTTCTTTTTTTGGTCGTTGTATGGTATTGCGGCAACATTTCCATATTATATTAAAAACGCATGTTACAATATATTAGATTTGTTTTCAAAGAATTTTTTTGGTGTATTTTTGACCTACCTTATTTTTTATGGAAAATTTTAATTCCACTTTAATATTTTTACACCTTTGCACATTTAAAACGCCGAATTAACGACAAAAAAATAAACAAAAATGTAAAAATTTGGTTATAACACATCGTGAAATGTGTATGAAGTTTTAATCACTACGACAAAATACTTCTGGTCTTTTTCCATATATTTTATTTTTAAATAGTTTAACGCATTAAAAATTAATTATAAAAATTTGAAATAATTATAATTAAATTTATTATATCATAATATAATAAATAATGGAAAATATTATTATTCATATTTCTGGTGCATCGGGTTCCGGCAAAACAACATTAGGCAACAAACTAAAAGAACATTTCAAAAGTAAAATAATTGTTAAAGATTTAGACGATTTACGTGCTGAATTTATAAAATTAAAATATGGTAATAAATTTAATTGGGAAAATTTTGATTCAAATATGTATCAATCTTTTTTAGATAAATATATTTTGTCTCAAAAAAAACCATTGGTATTAGTTGGATTAAACCAAATGTTTTGGCATAATAAAAAATTATATTATAATGTTCATTCACAATATAACTATTATATAGAAATTGATAATATATTAATTGTTAAACAAAAATGTATTAGATTTTTAACAGATGAATTACCTGATATGGTAACTAAAAATAAGACAATTATTCGTGATATTACAGAAGATAATGAAAAATTTGTTAGATTGATAAAAGAAAATATAGAAAGAGAATGTGGTACAAAAGAAACATTGAAAATTAATAAAATGTGGGAAAAAGATTATGATAAACAAGGTTATAAATTTATGTCAAGAGAAAATATTTATAAATCTGTTGTAAAAATATTAAATAATAAATTTTCAAAATAAATTAATAATATTTTATTTATTTTAATAGTTGTTTTTTAACTAAAATCTTAATACATTCTTC